TACCTTCCAAGAGGACTTCCCACCTAAGCTTGAAGAAGTCAATCGTATCAAGTACAGAAGGAAAGCAGACGGTTCACTATACACTAGTGTCTCGAAAGCCCAACACCATTACGCAAAAACAGAGGTTGTGTACGGTGATGAAGGTGCAGAGCTAGTCTGTTATAACTTCATAGACTTCAACCCTGCCTCACCAAAGATGAGAATAGACAGGCTATGGGATGCAGGTTGGAAACCAATAGAGAAAACCAAAGGACATGCTGAGTATGAAAGAGAACAAAGATCAAGAACGTGGGGCTAAGTTTGCTAGGTATGGATGGACTCTATCTGAGGCAAACCTTAACACACTGCCTGAGACAGCCCCTGCAGGTGGCAAACGTCTAGCAGAGTGGTTGACCCTTGAAGGTAGGCGATCCTCACTGGTGGAGTGGCTAGGGCACTGTGGTGACGATTCACGTATTCACGGTAGCTTTTCACACATCGGAGCATGGACAGGAAGAATGGCACACAGAAACCCTAATCAGGCTAACATACCTGCAGAGTTTCATGGTAATGCTGTCACTGCTGTAGAGAAAGTTAAGGACAGGTATGATGGTCAGATGCGTGAGCTATGGTGTGTACCCAAAGGCTGTTACTTGGTAGGTACAGATGCTGAGGGTATTCAGTTACGTGTTCTTGCACACCTGATGAAGTCAGAGGAATACGTACACGCTATCGTGTCAGGCAAGAAGGAAGACGAGACAGACATACACAACGTCAACAGAAAGGCTCTAGGTATGTCACATGTCACCAGAGATATGGCTAAGACTTTTATCTATGCTTTCCTACTAGGAGCAGGTAATTCCAAGATATCAAAGATACTCAAGGTAAACCAAAGAGAAGCAACCCAAGCAGTTGAAAACTTTATGCAATCAATTCAAGGACTTGCTGACCTAAAGAAAAAAGTGATACCACACATAGCTTCGAAAGGTTGGTTCAGAGGTCTTGATGGACGTAAGGTTGTAGTGCCATCAGAACACAAGACACTAGCAGGTATGCTTCAGAACGGTGAGTCAACTATAATGAAACATGCAGCACTTGATTGGGTACACAAAGCTAGGAGACAGTGGATAGACTTCAAGCTTGTCACATGGCCTCATGATGAATGGCAAACAGAAGTTCGTGGACAGATGAAAGATGCTGAACTATTAGGTGAGATACAAAGACAATCTATTGTTGACACTGGTAAAAAGTTTGGTATGATATGTCCACTAGCAGGATCAACTGACATAGGATACAATTGGAAGGACACACATTGATAGCTACTATACTTTTTGCACTCTCACCTGTAATTTATGTCTTGACAATTGAATTATCAGTTGCTATATTCAACCACATTGCAAACCAAGAAAAGGAGTAAAGCATTGGCTGAAAAACCTAAAACAAAATGGGGTGAGTACGATGGACAGTTGTACTACGCTCGTATCTTCAAAGATAACATGGACGATTCTGACTACCATGATAAGACGCATGGTCAGTTCAACGTAGTCTTTGTTCCTGACGAAGATGACTCAATCAGTGACATGGTGTCCAAAGGTTTTCCTGAAACATCTATGGGTAACAAGATGATCAAACCTATTGATGCTGCTGATGGACGTATGGGTATGAAACTGAAACGCCCTAACGTACACCCATCAGGTATTGATGACTTCGGTGGAGCACCTAAGGTAACTCATGGTCTAACTAACAAGCCTTGGGATTACATCGAAGACGGTGCTCTAGGTAACGGCACTAAGGCACGTGTCAAGATTTCTATCTACGGTGAGGGTTCAACAGCCTCAGTAAGGTTAGAGAAGGTTGGTATACTTGAGCATGTACCCTTTGAAGAGATTGCTGCTGCGGAAGATCGTTGGTAGTTTTGTCCCCCCTAACTGGCAGGGCTTCGGCCCTGTCCCTTTTATTAAGTGTGTCCAATGATTAGACCAATGACAGACGAGGAACGTCAACGTGCCAAAGAAAAAGAAGAAGCTAACAAAGCAAGTTCTGATTGACGGTGATCCCTTCGCTTATCAAGCAGCAGCTTCTTGTGAAGAAGAAGATGTGCAAGCAGCTTACGAAAAAGTTGATGAGCTACTTGAAAAAAGTATCGAGGCTGTATTGTGGTCTCCTACTGACAAAGACTATCAAGTGTTTCTTACAGGCAAGAATAACTTTAGACATGAGATAGCAGTCACTCACAAGTACAAAGCTAACAGACCAAAAGAAAAACCTTTACATCTTCATGACGTAAGAAATTACATGATTGCTCATTGGAGTGCTATTGTATCTGACGGTGAAGAAGCTGATGATCTTATTGGTATCTGGTCTACTAAACGTGGTAAGGATGCTATAGTTATTTCGGTAGACAAGGACATGATGCAGCTACCTTGTGACCACTACAATCCACGTAAAGGAACCTATCTAACTGTGTCTGAGTTTGGTGGACTAAAGTTCTTTTATACTCAAATACTCACTGGAGATTCTTCAGACAATATAAAAGGTATCTACGGTGTTGGACCTAAGAAAGCTGCAAAGATACTAGAAGACTGTAAGACAGAACAAGACCTTTATCAGGAATGTGTCAGAGCTTATGGTGGTGATGAAGATAGAGTTATTGAGAACGCTAGACTATTATGGTTACGAAGAAAAGAAAAAGAGATATGGCAACCACCCAAGTTTACAGATTCAGATCAGGACTAGAAGAACGCAACGCTAAGTACCTGTCCAAGAAACGTGTCAAGTTTGAGTACGAGACACTCAAGATTAAGTGGCAGGACTTACGTTTCAAAACCTACACACCTGACTTCATACTACCCAACGGTATCATAGTAGAGACTAAGGGTAGGTTTACTTTACCAGATAGAAACAAACATCTAAATGTACAGAAACAATATCCACATCTTGACATTAGATTTGTTTTCAGCAATCCTTACCAGAAACTAAACAAAGGAGCTAAGTCTACTTATGCTGACTGGTGTGACTATCACGGTTTTATATTTGCTAAGGAAATTATACCACATGATTGGATAAAAGAGAGAAAGAAAAAATGACAGTAAAAGTACATCATTATTTGGATGGTCCTATAGATCACGGAGACAAGTGGTCTTTGATCTGTATGGTAGAAGATAAGGGTATGGTCTTTGATGATGAGATATATTTCAAAGATTTTAATGAGGCTTATAATTTTATGAACAAACTCAAGCAATCAACAACACCTGTCCTTCACGAAAAAGAAACTTCCCTTTGGATACATTAAGGCTTGACAATGTTTGACTTTGAAAGTAAAATTAACGCTCTTGTTGAGAACTACGGACTCTCTCTAATACTAGAACAAAAAGAAATATCTGAGTTTCATGTCATCAAATTACTAGTAGAAAATGATTTGGTAGACTTGGATGATTACTTTAATTTGGACAATGAATACAAAGCTTGGAAGGAACAGGAAGAATGATTACATTAGATGACATAAACGCATTTCAGTACTACAATCAAGATCCTCTTGACATGGACAAGTATCAACAGCAAGCTGCAACAACAGCTATCTACGATCAGAAACACGCAATCATTTACCCTGCATTAGGTCTAGCTGCTGAAGCAGGAGAAGTAGCAAACAAAGTAAAGAAGATAATGAGAGATGGTAAGCTTGACCGTGACGGTATAGCTGATGAGATAGGTGATTGTCTTTGGTACATAGCTGCTCTGTGTAGAGACTTGAACATTGACATGGAGACAGTAGCGTACGAGAACTTAGAGAAGCTACACAGTAGACAAAAGAGAGGTACGTTACGAGGCAACGGTGACAAGAGATGAGTGAAATACTAACAGCAATGTTTATACTAGCTTCAATAATTATAGGAGCAATATGGGTGGTGACAAGGAGATACGATAAATGAACAATTACTTACCAACTGATTACCAATCATTCATACACACATCACGGTATGCTAGATGGTTGGAAGACGAACAACGCAGAGAGACTTGGGCTGAAACAGTTGACAGATACATGACCAACGTAGTCATACCTGTCATGGGTAAAGACAGCTTTGTCAAGCAGATAGAAGAAGCAATACTAAACCTAGAAGTCATGCCAAGTATGAGAGCTATGATGACAGCAGGTAAAGCTTTAGACAGAGATAATACTTCAGGATACAACTGCAGCTATCTACCTGTCGATGATCCTAAGTCATTTGATGAGGCTATGTTTATCCTGTTGTGTGGCACTGGCGTTGGCTTCTCGGTAGAAAGACAGTTCATACAACAACTGCCTGATGTACCTGAGCTATACGAAAGCGACACTAAGATCATAGTCAAAGACAGTAAAGAGGGTTGGGCTAAGGCTTTCAGACAGCTACTAGCTTTGTTGTGGGCAGGTGAGATACCTCAATGGGATGTGTCAAACGTCAGACCTGCAGGTGCTAGACTAAAGACATTCGGTGGTAGAGCTAGTGGACCTGCTCCTTTAGTTGACTTGTTTACCTTTACAGTCAAGATATTCAAGGATGCTCAAGGACGTAAGCTATCCTCTATAGAGTGTCACGATCTTATGTGTAAGATAGGGGAAGTAGTTGTAGTAGGTGGCGTACGTAGGTCAGCTATGATTAGTCTGTCTAACCTGTCAGATGATAGGATGCGACATGCTAAGTCAGGTGACTGGTGGACTAACAATCCTCAACGTGCTTTGGCTAACAACTCAGTAGCCTATACAGAAAAACCTGATAGTCTGTCCTTCATGCGTGAGTGGATGGCTCTAGTAGAATCAGGCAGTGGAGAAAGAGGAGTATTTAATCGTGAAGCGTCCAAGAGTCAAGCAGCTAAGTACGGTAGGCGTGATCCTGATTGGCAGTTTGGTACTAACCCTTGCAGTGAGATCATACTTAGACCTTACCAGTTTTGCAATCTTACCGAAGTTGTAGTACGTTCAGCAGATACTTATGCAGACTTAGCACGTAAGGTTAAGATAGCTACAACACTAGGGACTATACAGTCTACATATACTAAGTTCCCTTACCTTCGTAAAATATGGAAAGACAATACTGAAGAAGAGCGTTTGTTAGGTGTATCTCTAACAGGCATAATGGATAACCCTTTACTAACGAGGAAGAATCATGGAATATCAAAAACTCTTAACAGCCTTAGGGAGCTTGCAGTGGAAACTAATCGTATTCTGGCTGATAATCTTGGTATTAATCCTTCCACTGCTATTACCTGCGTCAAACCTTCAGGAACCGTCAGCCAACTCGTTGACAGTTCTTCAGGTATACACGCAAGACACAGTAGACATTACATAAGAACTGTACGAGGTGATAACAAAGACCCCCTGACACAGTTCATGAAAGATCAGGGTATACCTAACGAACCTTGTGTAATGAAACCTGACCAGACTACAGTGTTTAG